CCCGCTGTAACGTCCTTCATTTTTCGGGACTTGATCCACCACAGAGCCTCTTCCCGATCTATAGAACGGATGGAAGGTCTAACAGATCCCTTCCGGAGCGTCATTTTGAACCACTGAGCCTCCGTATTGGAGTCGTCTTCTCTAAACCATACCCGGTAATATCCAATAGCTATTGCCATAAGTTGTAGAATATTTCGTGACACTTCTTGCGGTACGCCATCGGGTCCTGCCGAATACTTTGGCACTTGAGAGGCTCTTTGGGTCGGTCGAGAATCTCCCGGGGCAGGACGTCGCTGAAAGCATCTTTGAGAATGCGCTTGTGAGTTCTGTCCTCCCGGGGCAAGCGAAGAGCGAACCTGACAACGTCATGTCCCAGGAATGGGGACCGGAGTTCAACTGTGCTCCTCATGGAAGCCCGGTCAAGCCGAGGCATGTGGTAGAACGGAAGTTCCTGGAACACGTCTGAGAGCTGGGAGTCGTAGTCATCGACTCGGCGATAACCCCCGAAGAGTTCGTCAGCTCCATCCCCGGTCAGGATGACCTTCTCCTTGACCTTCTCCATGAGTCGGAACTGGGGGATCATGGAGCCCAAGTCGATGGGGGTTTCGTTGTAGCGGAGACACCTCTCCAGACAATCATCATCAGGGATGGGGCCAAGAGAGGTGATAGAAACCCCTAAAAATTCGGACAATAGCATGCCAAATTTTGATTCATTATTCTCCACCATATAGAGATTAACCCCCAGGCCCATTCGATGAAGAATAGAGGCAACTATGGATGAATCCAGTCCTCCTGAAACCAAAGCCCCGACCGGGACTTTAGAGTACATTGCCCGGCGTTTTACGGACCTCTCGACCAAGCCCCGGAGGACTTCGGCGAACTCGGATTTTGCGAAATGACTCCGTTCCCCTATCCCCCATCTGTAGTAGTCCCTCCGGATAGTGGTGGGCTTCACCTTCATGTCATCGAAGGAATAGACAGTATTCGGCATAATACGCTTGACGTTGTTCCATGGAGTTCTGTCATCCCAGTTGTACCCCCATTTGAACACTTCCGACTGATAGTACCGGTCGAAGTCTCGGAAGTCCGACACCAACGGGGTTATCTCCGAGCAGATTTCCCCGAATTGGTTGTAGTAGAGTTGCTTCTTTCCGAGAGGGTCGGTGAAAGCAATAATTTGACCCTTCCGGTACCAGCATATTGCCCACATGCCATCCCAGTGGTTGGCTTCAAGGATAATGTCCTCCAAGCAGTTGATCCCCGGAACTTGAGCTCCAAACAAGTCGCGAAGATACTCGACGTCGCTGGAATACCTCGTAGGATAGTTGTAGATCTCCCCCACGTAAAGAAGCCACCCGTTGTTTTCGGCTAACTCTATAGGCTGAGCCAGGCCATCGCCTGGTTCAGTCTGAATGGGCAAACGAACATGACCGAGGAACCATCCTCCTTCGGCAATCTGGGTGAACTCAATGCCCCGATGCTGGATCTTGTCAATGGCGTTAGCCCTTCTTGCTATACTTATTCCGCACATATCACTTGAGTTTATTTTTGAGAGCGTCCATGAGACAAACGATCCCTATTCCGATTATTACTGCTATTGCCAGCCCAATGATGATGGGCTCCTCATTTCCTCCTGCCATGCCTTTTGCGCTTTATGTCCTTTCTGACTTCATCGACCGCAACCAAGAATGCTATGTAGAATACAGCTGCTCCAGCCAAAGAGGTCAAGGCTACCTCGATCAATACTTTAACTTCTACGGGCATTTTTCTTAGAGTTTTTGAGGATCTGCTGTGCCTTCCGTTCGATCCAGTTGGTGTAGCACTTGCTACTCATGTGGAGCCCGGTCAGGAGCTTCGAGCATCCAGGACAGAACATGCAATCGTCATATTGCTGATGAGCTTTAGCTCTTGCTTCGTCGATAGTCATAACTTAGTAGATTACCCATTTGGAAAGATCTTCGTTGTATGCATGGAGGGACCCAGCGAAGTAATGGAGAGAGCCCTTCTTGAGAGAGGGATAGGTAGCTGCGAGGATGTTGAACACGTAGTCCATCATGGCCTCCGTCAACCAGATGTCGATTGCGAAGTGCTTGAAGAAGTCATTGCTCCGAATGTAATATATCACGTGGAGCCGATTGTTTCGGATGAGGAACTGGTAGCTGACGGAGCAAGGTACTCGGGTCAAAGCCCCGGCTGTTGCCCGGGTGTCCTCCGGCTCGAAGATCATGACCATTGCTCGTCTGGAGTGCGGGTCGTCCCGGAGAGTCATGATGACATTATCCAACTGGTGTATTTCGGGTCCTTTGTGGAAAATGTGCAGACGCTCTGAATAGGTGTAGTCGAAGCGACCCTCCTGACGAGTCTTGCTCACCAGCTTCTGCCACAAGTCCCGGCGGATCTCCCAGCTCTTACCCGGATTGACCCCGTTTCGGTCAAGCCGGTCGGAGAGCTCTGCTCGGCAATACTTCTCGATGAGCTCGGCCTCGTCTTTGAACATAAAGTCGAGCATCTCGCGTTTGCCGAGATACGGCTTTGAGATGACGAAGCTCACTCCGATGAGTTCCTTGGTGAGCCGGTCGTCCCCACTGAGTTCTTGGTTTTGGTAATGGTTGACCGGGACCGTGATGCCGGAAACCTTGAGCTCCCGATCCATCTCCCGGATCATTTCGAAACAGTCTTTGAATATTCTGCCCATATCAGTATTTGGATTTAATGCGAAACAGATTTACTTGATACTTCAACGACCAGAGCTCTTTGACTCGAGTCTCCGAGAGACCCAAATGCTCGAACATTATGACGAAGTAAGTCCATATCCACTTGAGCCGGTCCTCGAAAACTACCAAGTCAACCATGTACTGAGATTGTCTCCACTCTCTGTTCTTGAGACAGTTTGCTGTCATGCCGATGTTTCCGATTAAGGTAAGCAGATCTCCCGCAAAATCTTCGTCTTCCAAAACCTGTGCCCATTTAGGCAGCGTCCAGTCGAAAGTGGGAGTCATGCCATAAAGCTGGTAAAGCTCCAACATGAAGTTGAATGCGTCAATCAGCTCCTCCTCAAAGTGCTCGCTATCGAGTTCCTCCTCGATAGCCTCCTTTGCCTCAGCGAGTTCCTCGACAATCTGCCAACAGAGTTTCTTGAAAAGCTCCTGATCCTCCAAAGTGTTAATGTCAAAGTTCGCGATGCGCTCCTTGAAATGTGGTCTGTACATGAGCTGGAGCTCCCCCTGGAGGGCATAAATCTCCTCCCAGCTCTTAATGAATGGCTTAAAGTCTTGTGTATTCATGGCTTGATGTTTGAGAATGGATTGTACTGTTCCGGGTCTTCTTTGGGGGAGTAGTATACAGCTATTCGGCGTCCTTCTTCGGTGAGAACATGTTTGATCTCATGCACCTCGATGGGACTGATCCGGATGAAGTCCACAGCCTCCGAAATGGTTGAGAAGTACGTAGGTACTACTCCCTGAGCTTTTAACGGCTTGGGTTCCTCGAGTTCGTTGTTGATGGCCCCGATTGTGGCTACCATGTCAAGGAGGTTGTCCTCCTTGTGTGCATTGGATTCACGTGCCATTTTCACTGCCACTTGGACCCAAGACACGTCAAGAGCGGTCAGAGGCTTACCGGTAATGACCGAGGCGATCTCTGCGGCCTTCTGGTTGCATTCCATGAATGGTCCGTATTGTCTCTCTTTCTCCTCCGACCGCTCATTGATGATTTGGTCAGCGTGTTTAAGTATGTTACTCATGATTTTTAGTATATAGGTTAGACCCCGGGGAGGGACTCGAACCCTCCTGTACCACTCCGGGGTGCCAAGTGGAGTGACGGCTCCACTTGGCGAGGAGTTCTGACTTACTCCTCAGCCGGTGCGTTCTCCGGCTCGTTCTGTTCTGCTTCGGGAGCTGCTTCGTCAGCCTTCTTCCGGCCCCGCTTCGGCTTCTCGGTCTCTTCAGGAACCGGAGCCATCTCGCCGAGCTCCAGGTCCTTCGAGTCGATGCCCTTGCCCCAGACGTGACCGTCGTTGGTCTTGATGCGGTACTGGATGAAGTTGTTGCGGGGGTCGAGACGAACTCCGATGATGATGCCGTCGGTCTGCTCCTTGGTCTTCGTGCAGATGAACTTGCAGAAGCGGCCGATGTTGGCTTTGGCCTTCTCGAGATTGGCTTGGGCCTCCTCTGCAGAGATCTCCTTCTTCAACGGGCGGGGTTCCCCGGGCTCCTTCGGAGTCTTTGCCTTGCGAGCCTTCTTCGGCTTCTCCTCGGCGACCTCGTCGTTCTCCTTGATGCCGTTCTCGGCTTTGTACTCTTCGGTCTCAGTGGCGTTGTAGACAGCGCCCTCCTCTGCCGGATGTTCCTGAGATGCTCCTCTCGATGCGAGGATGGATTCGATGGCGTCAAGCTCGTCACCGGTCTTGACCTTGGCCAACTTTTGAAGAACTTTCGAGCTGTAGCTCTTGTACTTTTTGAT